TTATGTTAATGAAGTAAGCATTTATTTTTAAAAGACCGGGGCTTCGGCCTCGGCCTTTTATTTTATTAATTTTATTATATATTATATTATGGCAAAAAAAACACAAAAAGAAAAAAATGATTTCTACGCTGGAGATCCTGGTGACGAGCACGTAGAAAAAATGGTTATTGAAACACCAGTTGTTGAAACATCAAAACCTAAAAAAAATGAAACTAAAAAAAATAATTGGGAAATAAAAGATAGAGTATATTACTTGAAAGGTAATAAACAACCTTTATCTAGATCTATAAAAGCCGCTGACATATATTATTTTGACGAAGAAAAAGGTTATGAAAGAGAGTTAAAATATTGTCAAAACCAAAAAACAGTATTTGTAGATGAAATGATTGGAGATCAAAGACTAGAACATATAATTTTTAGATCAGGATCTTTATTTGTTCCAAAAGAAAAAACAGTTTTACAAAAGTTATTATCTTTGTATCATCCTCATAGAGACAAAACGTTTTACGAGTTTAAACCAGCTCAGAACGCCGCTGAAGAAATAGAAGTTTTAGAGTTAGAGGCTGACGCGATTATTATGGCTAGAGAAATAGATATTGATTTAGCAGAGGCTATTATGCGTGTTGAAAAAGGCTCTGAAGTATCTAAGATGAGCTCTAAAGAACTTAAAAGAGACTTACTAGTGTTTGCTCGTAATAATCCTAGTTTGTTCTTAGAATTAGCCGCTGATGATAATGTTCAGCTTAGAAATTTTGGTATTAAAGCTACAGAGCTTGGTATTATTAAATTATCTCAAGATCAAAGAAACTTTTTATGGGGCTCTAATAATAGACCTATAATGACTGTTCCTTTTGACGAACACCCATACACTGCTTTAGCACATTGGTTTAAAACTGATGAAGGTATGGAGATTTACTCTAATATTGAAAAAAGATTAAATTAATCTAACTGTAGATGCAGTCGCTCTACGGAGCGATTGCAAGCTACAAAATTATATTATATGGAAAATAAAAAATCAAAAGGTTTAGGTGACACTGTGGCTAAAATTACAAAAGCAACTGGAATTAAAAAAGTTGTAGATACAGTAGCCAAAGCTACAGGTAAAGATTGTGGTTGTAAAAAAAGACAAAAAACATTAAATAGATTATTCCCTTATAATAACTAAAAATAAATTATGGCTGTAGGTATAAACAAAGTTTACAACAAAGTACTAGCAATAGCTAATAAAGAACAGAGAGGTTATATAACTCCTCAAGAGTATAATTTATTTGCTGATTTAGCGCAAATGGAAATATTTGAACAATATTTTTATGATAAAAATCAGTTTATGAGAGTGAATGGTAACGATGGAGAATATAGTGATATAATACATAATTTAAACGAAAAAATAGCTGTTTTTGAAAGAAGCACTACTATTAATCCAAATGGTTCAATTAGTGCTAATGATTTTTATAGATTAGGAACTGTAATATATGATAAAGATACAATAGTAGAAGAGGTTGAGCGTCACGAGCTTTTATATATGAACAAGTCGCCTCTTATAGCTCCATCAACAACAAGACCTGTGTATGTTAGGTATAGTTCATCTAGTTTAGGAACAATTATTGATGTCCATCCATCTTCAGTAACTGGCTTGACTTGTACTTATATAAAAAAACCAACAAAGCCACAGTGGGGTTATGTAGTTATTAACGATAGAGCCATGTATGATGGTGATTCATCTGTAACTACTAATTTTGAGTTACACGCTTCTGAAGAAAACGAGTTAGTATACAAAATATTAAAACTTGCTGGCGTATCCATGAAAAGAGATGATATAGCTACAGCAGGTCAAAGTTTAGAATCAGTACAAATTCAGCAAGAAAAACAATAATAAATGGCGTTAATAAACAAAACACAACAAAAATATTATAGAGATGGTGAGTACGGTGACTATCAATTTACTTCCTTAGAAAACATAATAAACCAATTTATGGTTGCTTATGTTGGAGAAGAAAAAGTTATATCAAGAGCGAATAGAAGTGATATCGCGTTTCACGCACAGAGAGCGTTAGCTGAATTATCTTTCGACACTTTAAAATCAATAAAAGCACAAGAAATCACAGTACCAGCTACACTACAAATGATTTTACCGCAAGATTATGTAAATTACACTAAAATATCTTGTGTAGATTCTGCTGGTATAAAACATAGGTTATATCCAACTTTATGTAACACTTCAAACCCATCAAATCCTTTGCAAAATACATCTGGTGATTTTGAGTTATCAGCAATAGGTACGTTTCCAGGTGGTTCAATAATTACGCTAGACAAAGAGTACTCTAATATATATGCTGGTATGATAATTGAATCTTCTATTGTTCCTGGCAATCGTTCTACAATTATAAATTGGTCTACAGATGGAACTCGTACATCTATAAGTGTAGGTGATTTTGCTCCAACAACTTTTGCTCAATTTAGTAGTTTAAATTATTTTTCAACTTCAACTGCAGTTTCTGGTAATGATTTTACAATTCAAATTAAAAATCCTAACGGCGAGTTAATACCATCACCAAATTCTAGCTACACAGCAAACAATGTTCCTTTTTTAATTTCTAGTAATTTTCTAACACTTCCAGCCGCAGACGTTGCTAATTTAGAAGTTGGTATGATTGTACACGGTCAAGACTTAATTAGCATACCACCAAACACTACTATAACTGCTATAAATGGTAATAATATCGTACTTTCAAATACAACAGACAGTGTAAACGTTGGTACTATTGATATTAATTTTGTTTCACCAATATCTGACTCTGACACATGGGGTAAGTATAAGTCTACTACACCGTCAGAAAACAATAGAAGTGATTATGAAGATGATATTTTTTGGGCATTAAAAGGTGGTAGGTATGGTATTGATCCACAACACGCGCAAGCTAATGGATCTTTTTATATAGATAATATATCAGGAAAAATTCATTTTAGCTCTAATATTTCAGGAAAAACTGTAATACTAGATTATATAAGTGATAGTCTTGGTACAGACGAAGAAATGCAAGTTCATAAATTTGCTGAAGAAGCCATGTACAAAAGTATTGCTTACGCAGTATTATCTACTAGAGTTAATACACAGGAATATATAGTTAGAAGATATAAAAAAGAAAAATTTGCTGAAACTAGAAAAGCAAAATTACGATTATCAAACATTAAGTTAGAAGAAATCACTCAAATTTTTAGAGGTAAATCAAAACAAATAAAACACTAGTACATGTCTGAGATTAAAAATCAGTTTACCGGTGGTAAAATGAACAAAGATCTTGATGAAAGACTTGTTCCCAAAGGTGAATATAGAGATGCAATGAACATACAAGTATCAACTTCAGAAGGCTCTGATGTTGGTGCTGTTCAAAATATATTAGGTAACACTCCTGGGTGTGTATATAATAATACGTCAACAAATCCTTTATATCAAAAAAATCCTATACAAGAAGGTTCATCTACAGTTGGATCTATATCTGATGAAAAAAACGACTCTTTATATTGGTTAATAGCTGGACCTAACGAAGAGTTAGATATGAGTACTTTTCAAGCCACACCTAATCCTAGTGGTGGTTTTATTCCAAATACAATTTCTTTTAAAGACATGATAATGCGTACCAATGGTGATACATCAATAGCGCCATCTGGTTGTGAGCCTGTATTTGTTGACCAATATAAATGGTGCTCTACTTTGTCTCCAGCAACTACTTCATCGCTTACTGACGTTTTAGTTTTTGACGATACTAGCTTATATTCTAATATTACTGCAGGTATGCAAGCAACTGGATTTTCTGGTAGCAGTATTGCTTGGGGTCCTAGATCAGTAATTAGTGTTGGTGGTTTAAAAACAATTTCTGTAAATTACAACTCTAACACTACTACACAAACAAACGCGTCAAGCGCTTATTATTATGGCGCGTACATAAGAACTTTTGAAAAATGTGTTGCCCCGCCACCAACACCTGGTTTTGAACTAGTAATGTCTTCTTTAGTTAATACTAATGTTCATCTTGGTTCTAACAATTGCCCACAAGGCGTAGGCGGAAGTGGTTCTTTCCCTGCGTCAACAAACCTTCCTTCTTATTTTGATAATATACAGTTGTTAGTGCCAGCAATAGATCCAAATACTGGAGCTGCAAACTTACTTCCACCAGAAGTCGTGCCAGGTGCTAATGTAGACTTTATAGGAACTGTGAGTTCTGGAAATAATGTTTATACAAATGGTACAATAGTAAGTGTAACATCTAATGTAAACTTAGATCCTACTTACGCGTTTTTTCCTCCTAATCCACCAGGTGGAAGCAATAAAGATTATTATGTAATAGAAATAAGTCATGATCTAACAACTGGGTCTACCGTGGACTTATCACAATTAATACCAACATTTTCAACGCCAGGCAACGCTTTTCCTAGCCAAGTTTTTAATTACGAAATGTTAGAGTTTGCTGTAACAGCAAATAACAACACTGTTGTTCCTGATAGTACTATATGTGTACCCGCAACATCTCAACAATGGTTAAATGAAATTTACCAAGTACTTTTTGAACCTGGAACAACTAATTTAACTGGTTTTAATTTTCAAATTGATAATAGTGTTGGAGCTGGTGGATTATGGCCACCAAATTCATGTATTGATCCGCAATCAGTTATTGATCCACTTGGATCGGTTGTAAGTGGTAGCGGAGTGTTTAGTCTTGGGCCACCTATAGTATACAACACTTGTTTTTCTATTGTTCAATGTAATACATCTATTCCAGTTACACCATCAGGCGCTAATACAAGTAATCTCGAGTTATCATTTGTTATACCATCTCAAGGGGCTGGCCCTATTGACGCTATTTATTTAGATAAAAGCGTAGACATGCAAGGTGTTGATGCTGTTTGTTTTGAGTCTGATAGAGTTTTAAACTTTGATTCTAGCAGATTAATTACTGGTATTAATATTGTTGATGATATGTTATTTTGGACAGATAATTTTTCTGAACCTAAAAAAATAAATATAACTAGAAGCATAGAAGGTACAGATCCAGTTGGAAATAGACATACAGCTGTTATAAATAGCGCTACTGGACTTTCTTTGTCAAACTACAATCCTATTCGCGAAGAACACATTACTGTTATTAAAAAAGCGCCAAAATCTGCTTTAACAATGGATTTAAAAGCTGCTAGAAATCCACGTAAAAATTATTCTGGTATAGTTACTATTTCTGGTGATGCTAACCTTGCTGATTCTAGTTTATGGCCACAAGTTTTTGATATAGGTAGCGGTGGTAGTGGTAATCCCTCTTATCCTTACGATTTTTCTACTTTTACTACAGATGAAGGTAGCAATATAATATATATTCAAATACGAAGTGACTTAGACTTAAACACTAATTTTAGTTTAGATAACTGGAAAGTAGGATCAAAAGTTGTATTAAAAGAATTTGATGCCAATGGCAACCCACCTCAAATACCAATCAATGATTATACTATAAAGGGTACTATAATAACTTGGGATTATAACAACAGTGATGCAAATAGATTTTCTACAACACCACCTGACCCTTGGGGCGTTAAAGTTGCTATAAAAGTAACTAGTATTTCAAGGCCACCACAAATAGCTGCTACTTCAACAGGTACAGTAGATTTTGCTATAGATTTATTTGATGAATCAGAAAAACTTTTTGAATTTAAATTTCCTAGATTTTCATATAGATATAAGTATGAAGACGGTGAATATTCTACATTTGCTCCTTTTACTAGTGTAGCTTTTCTTCCTGGTTCTTTTGATTATCACGCTAAAAAAGGTTACAATTTGGGTATGACAAATAGTATATCACACTTGTGGCTTAGAAACTATATAACATCAGACATGCCTCTTGATGTTGTTCAAATTGATTTATTATATAAAGAAGATGATTCTCCAAATGTATATATTATAGAATCTTTACGACCTGATTCAGAGCCTAATATCAAAGTGTTTAGCTCTTTATATACTAGTTGGGCGTTAAACTCTTTTAAAATTGACAAAGATAATATAAAAGCAGTTATACCTTCTAATCAACTTTTAAGGCCTTATGATAATGTTCCTAAAAAAGCTTTAGCGCAAGAAGTTACTGGAAGTAGAGTTGTATATGGTAACTACTATCAAAATTATGATTTAATAGCTGGCGGTTTGCAATATAACCCTTTATTTCAAGCTATTACAGTTGAAGATACTTCTAGTGTTAGATCAATAAAATCTTTGAGAGAATATCAACTTGGTGTTGTGTTTACTGATAAATATGGTAGAGAAACGCCCGTAATATCAAATAATTCTGCAACTTTTAAAATTGAAAAAAGCGAGGGTATAAAAAAGAATAAGTTACAAATAAGATTAGACAACAGTAACGCACCATTAGATATGGAGTACTTTAAGTTTTATATTAAAGAAACTTCTGGTGAATACTATAACATGGCTATGGATAGGTATTACGACGCTGAAGATGGTAACATTTGGGTGTCTTTTGCTTCTTCAGATAGAAATAAAATTGATATAGATACGTTTTTAATACTTAAAAAAGGTGTTGATTCAAATGAGTTAATTGAAGATCCAGCTAGGTTTAAGGTTATAGCCATAGAAAATGAAGCTCCTGATTTTATAAAAATTAACAAAACTATTATATCTGACATTAAACATGAATCAGGTACTGTTACTCAAAATGTTTTTTTAACTGGTGATAAATTACCAACTGTTGATAAAAAATTCTTTTCTTTAGCTTGGTGGGATGGCACTAATCATATACATAGTAACACCTCTGTGAAAAATATACATGAATCAACTGATGATACTGAGTATTATTTTCAAATAGTAAACATTGACGGTTCAGAATCATCTATACCTATGAAAATAGCTAAAATAGATATAACTGATGATTTAGGAACTGCTTCAAGTACTCCAGTAGATTGGGCTATAACTTTAGAAAAACCATTTGGCAATGATATTTTAAAATTCACCGACTCTCCTAATGACGCTAGTAGCGTAACTAAAATAGAAGACGGTAATAGATGTGTACTTTGGAGTTATAAAAAAGAAAATTCTGCAAAATTTGATGGAAGATTTTTTGTAAAGATTTTTGAAGAAGATACGTTTACAAATTATATTGTGAATAATCCAACTTCAAATTTAAGTGCTACTAACTATATTTCAGCCGGTATCTCACAAAAAATGTATTCGTTTAGAAAAGCTACACACAATTTTGTTAATGTCGGTAGTTCTGGTACAGCTCCTCAATTCCCTGCAGGTAAATTTAACTTTACTTTAACAAGCGCAAATAATGGTAATACTCCTGACATAGGAGATTATATTGCTTCAACAAATCAAACTGGTACTGATCATGGTAACTCTGGTAGTAGTTGGCTGGAGCACGCTGCATTTTTTAGAGGATTAAACTTTCACAGATCGGAAGACTCTCCTGCTGGTACAGCCCCTAGATTTGAGCAGTATGCAATAAACATGAGAAAAGCTTCTGAAACAATGGATTTACATAGTCCTGGTAACATAACCGGAACTGATGAGCTAGAGTTTGAAGACGTGTGGTTTGTTGATGGTAAAGAAAGTAAAGGTGAGTTTACTGGTGAGTGGGGTGGTAGTTATAATAGTAATACTTTTCAACCATCAGGTATTAGTATTTCTTCTAATACTGGCTTTATAGATATAGGATTTGGTGGTATACAACCAACTGGTTCGAGAGATTCAAGTGGTAGTTTAATAGAGTGGACTTGGAATAGTACTTATACAGGAATCAGTAATGATCCTAGTTTTTATGATTTATCTGCAAATTATCACTACTCTAATAATTCTGACGCAAGTATATTTGCTGGATATTTAAAATCACAACAAATTTGGGCTTGGGAAGAAGATCCTACTCAAGAGATTTATGTGTTTACTAGCCAACAAGAAAGAAACTTACTGCGACACGAGTCTAATCCTGATCTTTATGAGCAATATCAACAAGCAAGGGGAAATCAAGCTGCTTTAAACTATAGCATATATAACGCCATACAATATCAACAGTCCACTTTTTACAGACCAGGAAATTATAGTAAAAATTACAGATTATCATTTCAAAACCATGTCGATCCTTCAAAAGTTATAACTTGGGATCCATATTCAAACTTTGCTCAACCAATACCAGGTGGATTAGAAATATCTCTTAACATAGACCCTAGTCATACAAATGTTGGTCCACATAACAACGAAATAAGAGTAACTGATATAGTGGGTAATGACCCTGTTTATAACAGTAAAAGTATACATGTAGGTATGGTTTGGGATGTTAGAGACAATAGTTCTCCAGCTAGTGGATGGACTGCTAGTACTGAACAATTTGATTATGGTGCTGTTATATCTGAAATTGAATATGACAGCGGAACTTCTTCATATATACTAAGACTTAAACAATATAATCCAAGACATCCTAAAATGGCAGGCGCGTTTCCATCTTTAACCGCTGGATCAAGCGTTATTGTTGTTAAGCAATTTGGAATGAACGGTATAAGTCGTAACTCTGCTAAAAATATTAATAGATGGAACAACGGTGTTGGTTTTAACGATACTGAAGTTGGTGTTGATGCAGTTGGTTACACTATGGAAATGAAAGATATTTCTTCAACATCTACAGAAGCTGAGTTCCCACGTTTTCCAGCTATTTTTGAAACAGAACCAAAAGAACAAACTGATTTAGATATTTACTACGAAATAAGTGATAATATACCTACTGAATTAAATCCAAGTAACATATCATCAATATTACCAGTAGGTAGTCCTATAGAAGTAAGATCTCAAGACCCTGGTGTTGGTAATCTAGGTAATGGTATTATACCTTTTGACGTAGGTATTACAATTTCAAATAACACCTGGCAAGGCACGGGTAAAGATGTAATTATAACTGGAGCTTATTTAGGTCCTGAAAATATTGCGGGTGGTCTTAACGCAGTTACACCTGTTTTAGGAGACAAATTAATTGTGAAAAAACCAGATGGAACTATTGTAGAAATAGAAATACTTAGTATGGGTAACACAGGTGTTTCACCTCTTCAAACTACATTTAAACTAAATGGTAATTTATTAAGACAAAATATAACTTCTAATTGGCACAACTGTTACTCTTTTGGTAACGGCGTTGAATCAAATAGAATAAGAGATAATTTTAATTTACCGTTTATAAAAAATGGAGTAAAAGTATCTACTACTTTAGATCAAGATTACAAAGAGGAGCATAGAAAACACGGTTTAATATACTCTGGTATTTACAACTCTAATAGCGGTGTAAATAACTTAAATCAATTTATACAAGCTGAAAAAATAACTAAAGATATAAACCCTATTTACGGTAGCATACAGAAGCTACACTCAGGTTGGGGTCA